AGGAGACGATGAGGTCAATAAGATCCGCAAGATGGATCGACGAGCTCTGCGTGAATACATTGACACCTGGCCATGGCGCCACCAATACACGAGCCGTTATTACCACGCAATTAGCGAAGGATCGATCCGCTCGGCCCGAGTGGTTATGCGCGCTCTGGACTTCGAGCCGCAGTCTATCATCGATGTTGGATGCGGCGTTGGCGAGTGGAACAATGGGCATCCGGATTACACCGGCATTGACTACCACGTCGGGCCCGAAGATCTGCTGATTGCACCGGAACGCTTCATCGAGTGCGATCTCAACCGGGAATTCCCCCAGCTGGACCGGAAGTTCGAACTGTGCCTCTGCCTGGAAGTTGCTGAACACCTGAAACCCAGTCAGGCAGAAGGGCTGGTCCATATGCTGTGCGCGCTGGCCGATCGGGTCCTGTTCTCAGCGGCCATCCCCCGCCAGGGCGGAGTCGGACACGTGAACGAGCGATGGCAGAGTTATTGGGCGGAGCTATTCAAGCAGCATGGATTCGGCGCAGCCAAGAGCCAGCCCGACATCCGGCATTGTGAAGAAGTAGAGCTCTGGTATCGACAGAACATTGTCCTGTACGAGCGCGGGGCCCGCGGCAAGGTCCAGGACTTCGTGCTGCCGGCGTACTACCTGCAGATCGTGCAGGCGTTACGACGGTAACGGCATGCCAAAACCAAAAAAAGGGAAGACCCTGACCGACCTGCAACAAAGGTTCTGCTGGAATTACGTGAAGTACTGGAACGCAACTCAGGCGGCGATCGAGTCTGGCTATTCCAAAAAGACTGCCGGCGAGATAGGGTACGAAAACCTGAAAAAACCTGAAATTCAGGCAGAGATCGAGCGCGTGATGAATGAGCTGGCAATGAGCGCCAAGGAGGTCCTGGCGCGGCTGACAGCTGAGGCTCGAGCGAACCTGGCTGAGATCCTGGAGCCCTACAACGTGCCGATCCTGGATAAGGAAGGCAATCATGTCGGCGACCGCCAGTCCTTCCGGCTGAAGACAGACGCCTTCGAGAAGTATGGGTACCTGATCAAATCCATTTCACCCAGCAGCAGCGGTGACTTCAAGTTCGAGCTGTATGACGGCCAAAAGGCAAAGGAACTGATCGGCCGGCATCACGGCCTGTTTACGGAGAAAGATGATGAAGGAAACCCTCTTACCGACGAGCAGCGAATTGCAAGAGTTGTGGCCATTTTTGACGCCGCAAGAGCGCGTCGAGCTCGATGACCTGCTCGGCAGTGTCCGGATTTCGTGGAAGCCGCAGCCAGGTCCACAGACCGCCGCCTACGAAAGCGACGCCGATGTGATTGGCTATGGTGGAGCGGCTGGTGGTGGTAAGACAGATCTTCTCCTGGGCTTTGCCGGCACGCAGCATCACCGTTCGATCATCTTTCGGCGAATCTTTCCCCTGCTGGAAGGCATCGAGGCGCGCAGCCGCGAGATCTATAACCAGGATTCCCAGAACCGCCAGAAAGACCGCTACAACGAATCCCTGCACCGGTGGGAATTGGCAGATGGTCAGACGGTCCGCTTTGCGGCGATGCAGTACGAGAACGATAAGAAGAACTTTCAAGGGCGCCCGTTTGATTTCTACGGCTTTGATGAAGTGACGGAGTTCACAGAGACGCAGGTCCGCTTCGTGATCGGCTGGAACCGCACCACGCGGACGCGGCAAAAATGCCGCGTAGTCATGACGTTCAATCCGCCCATGGACGAAGCAGGCGAATGGGTAACGCGTTACTTTGCGCCCTGGCTGGACGATACACACCCCTCCCCTGCCAAGGATGGCGAGCTGCGTTGGTTTGCAATGGTGGACGGCCAGGAAATGGAGCGCCCAAACCAAGAGCCTTTTGAACACGAAGGGGAAACTATCACACCGAAGAGCCGCACGTTCTTTCATGCCAAGCTATCGGATAACCCGATCCTGGAGGCTACTGGCTACGGCTCGACGATCGACGCCATGCCGGAGCCGATCCGGACTCTTCTCAAAGGCAAATTCGGCGCCTATAAGATCGTGGATCCATTTCAGGTTATACCCGCCGCATGGGTCCGGGCTGCGCAAGAGCGCTGGCTGGCCAGCGAACCAGGTCCACAAATCAGCTCGATCGGAATCGATGTCGCGCGAGGCGGCAATGACAAAACCGTGCTGGCTCCTTTGCGCGGGGATCGGTTCGACGAGCTGAAGAAATACCCTGGGGCTGCAACGCCAGATGGCAAAACAGTCGCCGTGTTGGCTTCGGATCTCGTCATCGCGAAACACAAGCCGATCATCGGCGTGGATGTTATTGGGATAGGTGCCGCCGCATACGACGCCCTGAACGATGGCGAACAAGCAGTGATCGGTGTGAACTTCGGTCGAGGTTCGGAGAAGTTTGACAAGAGCAAAAAGTTTAGGTTTGCGAACCTTAGAGCCGAGGCGCATTGGAAGTTACGGGAGGCACTGGACCCAGATTACGGAGCAACTCTTGCCTTGCCTCCTGACAAGGAATTACTCGGCGATCTCTGTGCACCGAAATGGGAGATCCGCACAGGCAAGATCTACATCGAAAGCAAGGATGAAATCATCAAAAGGCTGGGACGCTCGCCTGACTGTGGAGACGCAGTAGCTATTGCATGGTGGGCCGTGTCGGCCGAGAACATCGACTGGCAGGGCATCGATAGCCTCGGCCACGTTGAAGGCTACAGGAGTAAATGGGAATAAATGAAATACTTTCTAACCTACCACTATCCTGCGCACTACATTGGCGCCAAGATCATCGTCTCCGGCGTGATGACCGTCTTTTACTTTGGCCGACTGATCGCCCTGGTCAATGAAGCCGGCGAGATCGTTTGGCGAGATCATGCGTTCCCGAAATTCCTGGTCGAATATCTGATCGAATATCCCCAGGCGGACGATAAGGTCACGCGCTGGAACTAATTAGCAAGATCAAGGAGATGTCCTATGCCCACACCTGCAAAAACGAAATCCAATGGTCACGAACCAAAGGAGCAGACCCGGGTCCGCATCCTGCTTAACAACGCGTCCGAGCAGGGCACGAGTGGACTGAAGCAATGGGGTGGCTTCATCACGGCTGCGTACAATGCTGCGTTGTACTGGCCCACGGTCCAGCCTCTTTACTCGCGCCTCAGAACTTCCATGCCGGAGATCGTCATGGTGCGGCGAGCGTTCTCTTCCTGGGCTCGCAACATGCAGCCGGTCGTAGATCTGCCTGAGAAGCCGACAGACGACGACAAAAGGTATCAAGACTTCATTTATTCGGACTTCGAGAACATGGAAGGCGGCAGCGCGAAGCTGCTGGACACGATGGTCAACCACGTGCCCTTCTATGGTTGGGGATGGTGGGAGGCTGTCGCTGCCCGCCGGGATCCGGACTGGGTACCACCACCGTTCGTGGACCAGCAGGGAAAGATCTGGCAGGATGAGTGGCGCAGTGAACAGGATGACGGTCTCATTGGCCTGCGCCGTCTGGCCTGGCGCGACACATCCACGTTCTTTGGTTGGGAGTTTGATGGCGCCAAGAAGATGATCGGCATGAAACAGCAGGACTTTCCCAACCGCGCCGTCACGCTCAGCAAGAAAGAGTCCCTGCACATGACCTTCGGCGATCCAAACAATCCGGAAGGTTCCACGCCACTCGAAGCCGTCTGGCGGCTCGAGCGGATCAAATACGGTCTGGAGGTCATCCAGGGCATTGGCTTCGAGCACGCCGCAGGACATGCCAAGTTCAAGAAGACCGAGGCTGGCACGCTCTCGAACGAGGATAAGCAGAATGTAGCGACGGCAGCCTATAACCTCCTTAGCGCCCAGGAAGGCAACTATATGTTCCTGCCGTTTGGAGTGGATGCAGAGGTCATCGATGTCCCGTTCCAGGCAGCCGGCTCACTGCTCGAGGCGATCAAGCATTATTCGATCCTCGCGCTCTCTGTGTATATGATGCAGACCATCATCCTCAACACCCTGACAGACACGGGCGCGCGCGCAGCATCTGCAGACAGCACGCAACTGGCGATCTTCTCTTTCAATTCCATGATGGATGGATTCGCCAGCCAGTATGACGACCAGGTCGGGCGCCGGCTGTGGGAGTGGAATAGGGCCTTTTTCCCGAACGCCACTAAGCGGCCGAACATCCGCTTCAGCCACGTGCAGAACAATATTGACCTGGGCACACTGGGGAGCTTTCTCAGCCAGATCAACGGCATCATTCCACTGTCGCTGGACGATTACAAAGCCTTCCGCATGCGCAGTGGATTCCTACCAGAGAATAACCCCGAACCCGGCGACGTGGAGGAGGCCCGCGCGCTGGACGACGCCGGCAAGCCGGAGGAGCCAGTCCCA